CGTAATAGAATTTTAATTCAAAGAACTGGGATAACTTACATGAGCACAGAAACAATAAGAAATTCTGAAGATATCACGGAACTAGATAAGAGAATGTCAACACATGAAGTAATGTGTGATGAACGCTGGAAGACTTGCTTTTCCAGGCTCGACGATTTAGACTCCAATATTAGCAGACTAGAAACCATAGCTATAGGCGCTTGTGGCACTATAATTGTGGGCAGCATGGGTGTAATTATCAGCATCGTAATGATGGGCAGTTAAAAATAGGAAAGACATATGAAAAATAAATTTATAGCACTACTACTCGTTTGTGGATTAACACCAGCTTTATACGCAGGTGTAGATGCAACACTTAGCTATACTTCAGACTATATGTGGAGAGGGGTAACTCAATCCATGGGTCAGGGAGCTTGGCAAGGTAGAGTAGAAGTTAATAAAGGCGGCGTATACGGTGGTGTATGGGCGTCAGAAGTTGATTACAATGATGAAGCTACATATGAAATGGACTTATATTTAGGTTACAAGTTAGATTTAACTAGCATGTGGTCTGTAGATGTAGGTGTAGTTCAATATAACTTTGACAAAGTATATGATGACAAAGAAGAAATGTTTGTAAAAACAAGTTTCGGACTAGTTAGCGTAGGATACTTTGTTGATATGGCAGATTCAGACAAAGACTTCATGAAATTCAATGTAGGCGTACCATTTGTTAAATGGGCAGACGTTTCTCTAGAGTATGGAATGTGGGATAGAGATACTGACTACGCAGGTTTGATGGTTTCAAAAACTTGGAATGATTGGACAGTAGGAATGATGGTGATGGAAGAAGCAAGACAAGGTCAGTTCATGGACATGTCTTCTCTAACAGTATCCAGACATTTTTAATGGCATATTCGCAGAAAGTTGTAGACAGATTTGAATCTGTACTCAACAATCCTGCAAAACATTCGGTTGGTAGGTTTGACCCTAAAGACCCAATGGTTACTACAGGTATGGTGGGAGCACCAGCCTGTGGTGACGTTATGAAACTAGACCTAAAGCTAGACGATAACGATAGAATACTAGATGTTAAGTTTAAGACTTATGGTTGCGGTTCAGCAATCGCCTCTTCAACAATGTTTGTAGAGATGTTAAAAGGCAAAACTATAGAAGAAGCAAAATTAATAAAAGATAAGGACATCGCAGATGCCCTTGAACTTCCTCCTATAAAACTCCATTGTTCAGTACTAGCTGAAGGAGCTATAACAAATGCTATAGAGCATTGGGAAGAGAAGAAAGCAAAAAGGCAACATAACGGAGGCCCAATATGATAGATGGTTATACAACTAAAGAAATGAAACCAACAGAAATGAAGGAACCAAAACCAAGTGGAATGCAAAAACCAGAACAAATGGAAGATGGTATAATATTTGAAAAGAATGGAATGTTTTTCTTCAAATGGAAAGGTGGAGAATGTGGCTATGCAAGCATGGTTGACGCAGAAGCTGGATTAGTCAAAGTAAGTGGCTAAACTAAAAGAATACTTTAATAAACTTGTTGAATTTTACTACTGGTTTATAGATTGGTTCATTGTATATGAAGAATTAACTGTAAGCTATAATTCAACTTACGGAGATGCTGATGACCAAACGTTTGTAGTAAGAAAGTTCTACAAGAAACAGCCTAAGTATCTAAAATTCAAGACTAGAGAAGGCGATATTGTAGAGATACGTGGAGCTGAAGGACTTAACTACAGGATATCACAATTATGAACCAATTATTTATAGGAATAATACTAGTACTAAGCTTAGGAAGCTATTACCTATACCAAGAAAACCAAACATTAGCAGCAAATAACATGCTATTAGAGGGTGCAGTAGCAACACAGGAAGAAGCAATAGCTTCCCTACAGTCTGACTTCGCACTACAGGCAGGTCAACTACAAGAGATGACTGTCAAAAGCCAAGCGGCACAAAGAGAGTTAAATAGATATACTCAATTTATACAAAATTACGAACTGGCAGCAAAAATCATTGCAGACCCAGTAACAATGGAAAGGAAAATTAATAATGGAACAAAACACATTATGGAAGAAATCGAGAAACTTAGCGGTACCGTTGACAGTCTTGATAATGGCTTGCAGTTGCAGTCTAATTCCAACTAAACAGATAGAAATTACAGCAAAGCCGCTGGAAAGAACTATAGTTCAACCAGTAATGCCAAGAGAAATTGATTTACAAGACCCTACGTGGATAGTAGTCAATCCTGATAACTGGGAAGACCAGTTAGCTAGAATAGAACAGCAAGAAGGCGAACTAGTATTCTTAGCAATGACCATACCAGACTATGAAGTTATGGCATACAACATGCAAGAATTAAAAAGATACATCACAGAACTTAAAGACGTTGTAGTATACTATAGAGAAGTTACTATGCCGCCTAAAGATGAGCCTAGCAAAGACTAGACTCAAGATTTGTAGTACATGTCCGTACTATAATCGCTTAAAGGTATGCAAAGTATGTAAATGCTTTATGCCTTTGAAAGCAAGAGTTAAGAAGGCTCAGTGCCCTCTTAAGCTATGGGAGAGATAGCATGATGGAATTAATAGGAACAATCACAATGATTGTAACGGTGGCAAGTATAGTTGCAGCGTCAACTTCAACACCAAAAGACGATGTGTGGATTGGGAAACTGTATAAGTTTATTGACTTATTAGCCCTAAACATCGGCAAGGCAAAACAATAATGCCATACGGTAAAGGTAGCTACGGTAGTGCCGTAGGAAGACCTAAGAAGAAAAAGAAAAAAGGTAAAAAGAAAAAGGGCATGAAATATGGCCGCTAAGCGTAGAAAGAAAGCGCCTAAAGGGTATCATTACATGCCTAATGGCAAGCTAATGAAAGGTACTAAGCATGGCAGTAAGAAAAAGAAGAAGAAGTAAAGCTTCTGCCAAGAAACGTAATATACCTACTAATAAAAAGTTGTATGCAAGGATAAAAGCAAAAGTTAAAAGAAAGTTTGCTGTTTATCCTAGCGCATACGCTAATGCATCTCTTGTAAAACAATACAAGGCAGCAGGAGGTAAGTACAGACGTGGCTAAAGTTGGCTTAAAGAAATGGTTTGGCCAGAAGTGGGTAAACATAGGGGGCAAAAAAGTAAATGGTAGCTATCCTAAATGTGGCAGACCGAAAGGTAAGTTAACTGGAAAAGGCTATCCCAAATGTGTACCAGCAGCTAAAGCTGCTCGAATGAGCAAAAGTCAGATCAAATCGGCAGTACGTCGAAAGAGGTCTAAGAAGCAGGGAGTTGGTGGTAAGCCCACCATGGTTAGAACTGCTGCAAGGAGAAAGAGCCGTGCCAGCAAAAAGAAAAGGTAGTAAAAAAAGTAGTCGTTTAAAAAGAGTGGGCGTATCGGGATATAATAAACCAAAGCGTACGCCCAACCACCGAACGAAGTCCCATGTAGTTGTAGCAAAAGTAGGAAACAAAGTTAAGACTATACGATTTGGGCAACAAGGCGTGTCAGGAGCAGGAAAATCTCCAAAATCAACGGCACAAAAGAAACGCAGAGCTTCATTCAAAGCTCGTCATGCCAAAAATATAGCTAGAGGCAAGATGTCTGCAGCATATTGGGCAAATAAAGTAAAATGGTAAACAAAATTAAAGAAACAGCTTTAAAAGTTTGGAACATGGTAAATGGTAAAGACAAAAACCTTGATGGTAAAGTCGATATACATGATGCAATGTTAAGAGCTCAACAAAAAGCAAAGAAAACAAAGGAGAAATAAATGTCCATGAGATTATACGCAGCAGAAGCTGCATGTGGTACTACTGTGGGAGCAGCTTCTACTTTTGCGGATTCAACACAAGTAAGACTATTTAATAATAGTAATGCTAACCAACTCGTAACTGTAGCAAACGCAGCAGATGTAACACTAGGTACAATGACATTAGCAGATGGTGAAATAACAATCATCATGAAAGACCCAACTGACCAAATATTTGCTGCAGCAGCAACAGTATTAGGCACACCAGTTAAGTACAGCTAGTGCTAGATAATTGGCTTAAAGACGTTGCAGAAACCGCAGCAATCACTCTTGATGTTTTAAACAAAAAGGCTGAAGAACGTGGTGTTGTAACTCATGCCGATGAAACAGTACAAAGCTTATGTATGGGATATCTATACCTATTAAATTTGTGCGACCAGAACCATATACTGGAAAGAAGAGACTTAGAAAGTCTTACAGACGTAATTAAAAAACATACAACCATTCATTAGATATGCTAGACATAAGTAGAACAGATATTATTAGCTCTGACTTGATGAAGTTTGACCAAGCCGAAAGGTTTATTAAACTTCCTATATCAGAGTATATGAATCTATTAGGTATTGAACCTAATAGCTCACAGAAGGCATTAATCAATGCCATTAACAACCCGAAATATAGATTCGTGTGTGCCGCCCTATCAAGGCGTCAGGGAAAAACGTATATAGCAAATGTCATAGGACAACTTGTATCACTCGTGCCAGGCTCCAACATATTAATTATGTCACCGAACTACTCTCTTTCACAAATATCCTTCGATTTACAAAGGCAATTGATTAAGCACTTTGACCTAGAAGTAACAAAAGATAATGCGAAAGATAAAGTTATAGAACTGTCTAATGGTTCTACTATACGTATGGGTTCTGTAAATCAGGTGGACTCTACAGTAGGTAGAAGTTATGACTTAATCATCTTTGACGAGGCTGCACTAGCAGATGGTAAAGATGCTTTCAACGTGGCACTTAGACCAACGCTTGACAAAGAAAATAGCAAGGCAGTATTCATTTCAACTCCAAGGGGGCGAAACAACTGGTTTGCGGACTTCTACCACAGAGGGTTTAGTGATGAATTCCAAGACTGGTGCTCTATACGAGCTACTTATCATGAGAATCCTAGAATCAGTGATAATGACATACATGAAGCTAAGAAAGCTATGTCGGCTGCAGAATTTTCACAAGAGTACTTAGCTGACTTTAATACTTATGAAGGGCAGGTTTGGAACTTTAATTTTGAAACTCAAGTTGGAGACTATGAACAACTTGATACTAGTAACATGGACGTCTTTGCAGGACTAGACGTAGGTTACAAAGACCCAACAGCATTATGTGTGATAGCATATGATTGGGACATGCAAAAATACTATCTTATAGATGAGTATATGGACGCTGAAAGAACTACTGAGCAGCATGCTATAGAAATCAATAAAATGATAAGAAAGTATAATATAGATTATATATACATAGATTCTGCTGCGCAACAAACACGTTTTGACTTCGCTCAAAACTATGACATATCTACTATTAACGCTAAGAAATCGGTACTAGATGGTATCGGTCAAGTAGCTGGTATAATAGATAATGACACACTACATATAGACCAAAGATGTTCTCAAGCATTATCATGTGTAGACCAATATCAATGGGACCCCAACCCTAACTTAATGAGAGAAAAGCCAAAACATAATATGGCAAGTCACATGGCTGATGCGCTTAGATATGCGCTGTATACCTTTGAGACATCTAGTGGAAGCTTTTAACTTATGACCTACCAAAAAATTATTCTTGACAAAAAGGTGAAATTTTGGTATAATTTTCAGTAATAGGAATTTATGGATTTAAAAAGAGATTTAGTCAAGTACGTACGCGACAAAGCAAAATCAGGTTATCAAAAAGAGACCCAGTGCTATATTTGTGGAGATACAGAAAACTTAGAGTTTCACCACTACTATGGAATGACCGAGTTACTATATACTTGGATGAAGGTAAATAAATTAACGATTACCTCAGCCGACCAAATTATGAATCTTCGAGAACAGTTCATTGAGGAACATCTAATCGAAGTATACGACGAAGCAGCTACATTATGTAAAACTCATCACTTACGATTACATAGTATATATGGCAAAAGGCCAAAGCTGTCAACAGCAACAAAACAAAAACGATGGGTGGAGATACAGAGAGGCAAATATGGCATGGTATGATAGATTCTTAGGAATAGATAGAGAGGAGAAGTTAAATTCTGCTCAAAATTATATTGCCTACGATGAAGGACTATCGATAGACACTCGTGAAAAGAAAGATAATTATCGCTCAGCTTACGAAGAACTAGAGGTAGTAAATAGAGCAGTTAACATGATTGTTGATGATACTGCTGATATTCCTTTTGACATTGGAGAAAAAAT